CCGATACGTAAAAGACATAATGCCGTAAATGGAATGTGCAAAAGCGCGAGCGGTAAGGTCGGTCTTTATATTTACGAAGGCGCAGAAGAGGCCGACGAAGGGTTGAGGCTAACTAAATTAAAAGATGGCGGGAATTATATCGAAGACGACTCTTATAGATTACAACACGTCACAACCGCTATAGGCTATTGGGTATGTAAAGTTCTTAAGGACACTGGTAGAATAGAATCGATTTATAAAAAGATGGTGTAACAATGAAAATAAGCGACGAAACAAAAATCCTAGATATTGAGTTTAGAAAACACGTACTGAAAGAAATCGATGGCAGTGAAAACCTTGCTAGAAAAGATGATGCACTTAGGCGATTCGATGTGTTTAAGGACTACATTAAATACTACATGAACCAGATTCTTGAGAAAGAGTTGGAGCCTGAGACAATCAGCGAGATGCAATCAAGAACATCGCCTATCAATATACTTAAAAAGATTGTTACTAAAAAAGCTCGGGTATATAAGAACGGCGTCAAGAGAACGTTCAGTAAAGATCAAAAGGCGCAAGACAGCATCGAGGATATTTATAAGTATATCCGTGCTAATATGGGATTTAAAAAAGCTAATCGATTCTTAGAGCTCATTAAAAACACAATTATATTCATATCACCCAAAGAGCACGACGGTGGGAAGTGGTCATATTGTATGCGCCCGAAGTTCACTCATATGTATGATGTGATTGAAGATGCGCGAGATCCCGAAAAGCCCTTGGTGTTTATCTTTTCACCGCACACCAGGCGTCACCAAGTACACGATTTAAAAATCGCGGAAGGCAGAAGTGTCGGAGCGCAGCAAACTAATTTCAGATCAGGTGACGGTAAAGATCAGTCTATTGCCGATGCCCCTATAGATGATGGCGATGATATTAAGGACACGCGGGAATTTGTTTGGTGGTCAAACTCGTATCACTTCACTACGAACGCAAAGGGCGAAATAATTGAGAGTAAAACACCGGAAGGTGGGCTAAACCCTATTGGCCAAATGCCAATTGTTTCACTGCACAAAGATCAAGATGGCTCTTATTGGGCAATGGGTGGAGAAGATTTAATTGAGGGGACGCTTTTAATAAATGTTCTTTTAACTGATATGTATTTCATTGCGAAGCTAAACGGTTTCGGGCAGTTCTATTTCTTTGGGAAGAACCCACCTAAGTCAATTAAGATTGGTCCTAATAGGGGTATTATTCACGATGTTCAACCAGATGATCCAATTCCTCAAGCTGGTTTCATGACATCGAACCCACCTCTTGCAGACTTGAGAACAAATATCGAGCAAGCGGTTGCGTTACTTCTTACGACTAACGATCTTTCAACTTCTCAAGTTTCAGGCTCTCTAGATGGCACTAACCCAGCATCAGGCATAGCTGATTTAATATCTCGAAGTGACGTAACAGGCGCGATTGAAGATGATCAGCAAATATTTATAGACGCTGAGGAAGATGTTTTTGACTTAATTAGGTTATGGCACAATTACTATTTCGACAAAAAGCTACTTATCGATAAGCTCCAAAAACTAGGCAAGGTTCCGAAAGAATCGGAGATATCTATTCAATACCCGCCTGTGACAGACTTCAGTTCAGAAGAGTCAAGAATAACGACTATCGTAACTAAATTAGAAGCTAAACTCATAACCAGACTTCGTGCAGTTAAAGACGCCAACCCAGGCATGAGTGAAGAAGATGCTATTGAAGAGTTAAAGAAGATCACGCTTGAACAACTTGAACGCCAAGCGCAAATGATGCAGAATGATATAAAGGACGCGGTTAGTAATCCCGAGGAACCCGAAGAGGAAGATGAATCAGAAGAAGAAAAGGAAATAGATGGCAAGGATACCGGAGAAGTTGACAAAGAGAGTGAGGATTGATTTTCAAGGCGCTAAAGGCGAGGTCAAGGAAAGAATCAAGCAAGAAGTAGGTGAGATATACACCGAAGAGATTCTCAGTCACTTAACTAAATCTAAAAGCCCTGTATCTGGTGGCACGTTTAAAAAGTTAAAGAAAGATAAGTCTGCGGCTGATCTATTCGAAGATGGCGACTTGTATTCATCGGTAAACTTCGAAACATATAGAGATGGTATTGAGGTTGGAGTTTTTGATAGCACGGAAGTTCCAAAGGCGTATGGTCATAATTCAGGATTCAAGGGCCATCCCACAATTCCCGAGGGTAAATACAAAAGAGAATTTATACCAGGAAAAGATGCTTCGTTTAAGAAAACCATTGAGGCGAAAGTAAGTAAGCGCATTAGTGATATATTAAAAGAGAGTGAGTAATGGTAGTTCGAGTAAAATCTCATCTCAATCCTGGTGCAATTAATAAAAAGATCATCGCTCAATTTCAAAAAACATTCCCCAAGTCTATTAAGAAAGACATATTAAACCGCATCGCGTCGGGCAATAGTCCAGTAGCAGGGAAAGGTAGATTCGAAAAGTATTCTGACTCATATAAGAAGCAAATTAAAAGCATCCCAGGCAAACAAGTAACGCCTGTTAATTTAAAAGTGACAGGCAAGATGCTTAAAAGCCTTTTAATTAGAAATATAAAAAACGGCATTAGCATTATTTTCACAGATCCGGTTGCCGCTTATCATGACTTACTCGGCGCGGGCAGATCAAAAACTATTAGAAGGTTACTCCCAGGTAAAGGCGAGAAGTTTTATCAACCAATTCAAAAGAAAATCAACGATGCTGCAATAAGAGCTATCAAGAAAGTTTTCAAGAATTGACCTTATTTAAAAATGTCGAGACAATGCAATAGCTGAACATCTCTCCATGTGTGTAAAGCAGTCCTGCGTTTCTCAAGGATGAGGACGCGGGGCTTTACAGCAGTTGACACGAACACGTATTATGCATAACAATATTATTATTCGAAGTGGTACTTCAACCTAATTGGCTGGTAGCCGAAAGGAATCAAACATGACAACTGAAATTCAGGTCGATCCGACATTGGAAGACCAAACACCTCCTGCAGTTAACGAAGAGATGGTATCTAAAAGTGAGTTGAAAAAAGCTTTAGACGACATGATGAAATTCAAGAAACAAGCTCAAGAATTTCAGAATCAAGCCAAAAGCTATGAACAGAAGGTAAAAGAAGCTGAGGAAAGACAGCTCGAAGAAAAGCAAGAGTACAAGACATTGTACGAACAGACTAAGCAAAAGCTGGAAGAAGAAAAACAAACCGGTCACAAGCTTAGAAGTGCTTTCGAGAGTGATAAGAAATTTGAGGTTTTAAAACGCGCCGCTGTAAAGGCTGGATTGCGTGACGAATCACTTGATGATTTAGAATATCTAGATACATCAGCAGTGATTGTTGAAAAAACGGATCAAGGTAGAATGAATATTATTGGTGCAGAAGAATTTGTTGATGGACTAAAAGAGCGAAAGCCTTTTTGGTTTAAAGATTCTAAAGCGCCTAATCTTAATACTACTGACGGTTCTCCGGGTGCCGGACCAAAGGAATTATCTGCTCAGCAAATATTAAAATTGCAAAAAGATAATCCAGAAAAGTACAGACAGATTATGGCGAAACGACTCAAGGGAGCTTAATCGGTATCTGATCTGGGTTAATTATAAAAAAGGAGTTTTATAATGACAGATCAAGTAATGCGGGCAGGTACTGAAACTGCCGCAATCGTTCCAGAATTATGGTCGGCAAAATTTTTCGAAGTTTTGTTGGCAGAGCTACCGTTCAATGATTCAGTTCAACGACAATACGAGTCGGAGATTCAAAGTCTCGGTGACACGGTGAACATTTCCAGTATTCCAGAGTTCGACGAAGCTCAGAACATTGCAGAGGATCAAAGAAATGATGCTCAAGCAGTAACTATTACAGGTCAACAACTTGTAATTAACAAGCGTTTTGCTACTGACTATATTGTGACTAAAAGATCACAGTTGCAGTCACTTTCTTTTATGGATGAACTTCGTGATAAAGCGATTTATTCAATAATGAAAGCTATGCACTCGCAAATTGTTTCCGACACTGTGCCTAGTGCATCGGCTCCGGATCATCAAATTGCTTATGACTCAGGTACTACATTGGCACTTGCTGATATGCTTGAAGTTAAAGAGCTACTTGATAACGCAAACGTTCCTTCAATGGATCGTAAAGGCGTTGTCGGTTCAGCTCAAATTAATGACCTTTTTAATATCAACTCATTCAACAGCAAGGACTTCATTCCTGCCGGTAGC